CCTGATAAACGTACATATTAAACATTTTAACAATACTTAAAAAGAAATCCTTTTGAAAAATTCCTTTTGGTAAGTTATTATTTATTGAAACAGTACCATTATAAGCAACAGTTGCTAATTGCGCAGCTAATTGACTAAAATTAAAGTTTGCATTTGATATTGTTACAATATAAGTGTTTGCAGTTACAGGTACGCTTATTTCAATACGTACTTCGTTTGTATTTAAAATATTTCCTGTAAAATCAAAATTAAATGAATACGGGTTATTTGCTGAAATAGTTGTTTGTGTAAAAGTTTGTACTGCAACACCCCCAATGTACAAAGTTGCAGTAATTGAAGAAGCAGCGTCAGTTTGGTAAACTCCGGTTATGGAAGCCAACGCCCTAACTGTCTTTGTACCGTCAGTATAAGTAAATATGCTTTTACTTCCATTTTCCGTAAAATAAAGTAAAGTCGTAGTATCAAAAGGTACATTAATATTTCGTGCGGTTGGGGTGTTACTGTTTAATATTGTTTTAGTTGCATCAATAGTTGCAAGAATAAAGCGGTCATTTGTACCCTGAATACCCTGACTATTGTTTGGAATAATAAGCTTTTTAAAAAAGTCTGTATTAAAAAAGTCACAATTTAAAGTATAAGAAGTGCCTTCAAATATCTTTTCAATATATTCCTTTGCATATAATGCCGGTCTAAATGTTGAAACGTGGAAATCGTCTTTATTAGTTGACACGTCACCGTAATCAATTAATGGATAATAGTAACCTGAACCTGTAATTGAATCCCAACTGTTTTGGATTGTCGTAACGTTCCAAGTATGGTTGTATTCGCTAAAATCCAAGTCTTCTAAGCGCTTATTTCCTAATTCCGTAATAAATCCACCTAATTCACCAAATACGGCGCATTGATATTCTGTTGTACCATTATTTGATACTATTTCAAGTATGCGAATAACGCCTTTGAATATCTGTATTTTATCAATAAATACTTCGCATTTAGCAGCTTGCGCAGGCGTAAAGTTTGTATTTACGTTAGGCAATTCCATATTGTGGTCGTGGTGCATATTTAATTCAAATGCAAAACCTAATATTTTGTTGTTTCTTGACGTTGCAGGAATTGCAATCGTTCGGCTGAATGAAGTATTGCGACTTCCGAAGTCGTTTACGTCGTCAATCGTATATGTAAAATTTGTCCCAATATCTTGCAACAAATCAATCAATTGATTTTCAATATAAATTTCGGTTCTAATCATTATCTGTATTGACTGTTTAAATATTTACCAACTTCAACTTCCAAATCAAAATTAAATAATTTGTCAGCGACCTTGTATTTGTATTGATAATTTGTATTGTTAATTGTTACAGGGAAAAATGCACCTTGCACTTCCATATAAACAATTGGTGACGCAACTAATTGAGCAAGCCAAGCATAATCTTGGTCGTTAACCCAATCTGAAGTCAAAGAATAAAAATCAGTATGCTGAATTGCATAGTTGAAAGTTGTTTCATTGTATTTGTTATACACGTCAATATTTGTCATTTCACTACCTGATAATTGATAAGGATTGCGTCGGTATGAAGAACGTTCAAATTGACTTCTTCGCTTATTGACAAGCCTGAATGCCATTGTATCGTATCCGCCAAGTCTGTTAAGGAAGTGAAGGTTATACTGTCTGTACTTGGGGTTACATACCTGTCTGAATCGTAAAACCCTTGTTGTTGCTGCGCCAAGCGTAATATAAACATTGTACCCGTATGTATTTTCTGTGATTATTGTTGAACCCGCCCAATCATTGATTGCCGCAGCTTGAAAATTGAACAAGTTAAATTGTCCTGTCATTGTAATTCCGCCACTAACCGCAGTTCCCAAAGTTCCGTTTGCATTTGTTGGCTGAACCCAAAGTTTATATGTGCCGCCTGTAATCTTTAAGAATGTAATAAAAAATTGGTCGCCGTATTCAATAGGAATATCCCCATTGTCGCGGTCTGATAACCAATCGTCCGTGTAATTCTCAATAAGTAAATTGTCATAATAATTTGACAATACCAAAGGCACGTCGCCATTTTCTGTGAATATATCACCGAATAAAGGTGCATAATAGTTATAAGCAGAATAAGAACCTGAAGCCAAGTTTGCAATAACTGCACCGCTTACTTCTTCGCCAATACGCACTTGATAGTCAACCTTTATTTTATCATTTGAAGCCATTAAAACCGTTGTACCTGAAGGTTCAAAGTAATTTGTTACGTATGCGCGCACCATTGGGGACGCGTTAAATACGCCATAACTACCTTCGCCACTTGGTGCAGGGAATACTTTATTTCTGCTTACCTGTGCGCCGTCAATATAAACGTCGTACACAAATTTAAAGTTTGTAACCCCAACGTTTGTTGAAGAAGCCACAAACCAAAGGTCGTCGTGCATACTTGGATATGTAGCCGGTACACTATTTACTGTTATTGCCATTGCTTGATTCTATTTTATTACCTATTTGTCTAATTTGAAGCTGAACGTCACCGCCAAAAGCGGCTGCCATTGTTATAAAGAAATCTTTATTAAATACCGTTTTAACTGCATTGTCAAAATAAGACGTTGTTTTTAAACCGTCCCTTTTGATTGCCGCAGCCGTAGCATAAGCCAAGTTTTTTAAAGAATCAGCTTTATTCACAATCTGTTTAAGCTTTTTATTTTTTCTTTGTGTTTTACTTAGCTTTTTTGTTTGTGTTTCCGAAGTCGTTTTTGCTTTGCCTAATCTGTACCATTGCAAAATTGACGTCGCCATTTTCTTATTTGGATATGGTGTTTTATATTCATACGGCGTATCTGAAGCAACTTTTTTAGGTCTTGCATTTTCCCCGCCAACACCACGAACCCCTTTATTTATAAACTTATAATAAACTGAAGCAGGATTGTCTTTGTCATATCCTAACCACATTTCATAACTATTGCCAAACTTGTTGACCTTTGGTACAACTAAATCCCCAATTTTACCTGAAGCAATTGAACCGCTTTTTGTCAGGTTCTTTTGTACTTCGTCATTGAACTGTTTACCGTAAAACATTAGCATTTGTTCAGCAACAGGAAATTCAGTCGGGTCAATAAGGTCGTATTGCTCACCGATTCTTTGCAGAAATCCGTCTTTAATTGCTTTTGCCTGTGCTTTGGCTTCACTCATACAAATAAATAGCTATTTCAACTCTAAATACCGCCAATAGAAAAACCCCGCTAAATAACGGGGTCTTCTTTATTTACTCAAAACATAAAACCAACTATCTTTGACGCTTTGCCTGTTCTCGGTCGTATGCGTTTTTTGACTTTAAATATGCCATTGTATTCAAAAATTCCAAAGTTTTCATTTCAAAAGCTTCTGAATTTCTGATATTTTCGTGTTCGGCAACAAGCTTGGCGGTATAATGCCACCCGTAGATTCGCATAAAAGCAACACCACCGAATCCGCTTGTTCTGTCGTCATTCCCGCTTTCATCATTTCCGTTTTCATATAGTCCCGCGAAACTTCTATCCAATTTCTGTAAACTTGATAAAAAAAAACCAACGAATGATAAACGTGTATAAAATTAGCTTCCTGCATATCCGCAGCATAATCTTCGTGTTTGCTTGCGTCGTATTTGTCGTCAACCCATTTGCCAAACCAAGTCTTTTTTTGCGGTATAACCATTGACGCAGCTATTTTATGCAAGTTTCCCAATGTGTCTTTGCTGAATACCTTGCTTTCAATATAACGTGCCGCCGGCATATTCTTAATATCGTAATTCATTCGGTAACGTCTGCCATTGACAACAATAAAGTCAACCGGTTTGCCTTCAATTGGTTCGTCTAAAAATGCCAAGTCTTGTCGCATTTCTTTTAATGTTTCAATGCTTAAACTGTCAATCTGATATTCAGTCAGTCCGCTAATTACTGCCAACTGCTTAACTTCTTTGTCCAATTCAGTCCAATCCTTTTCGGGGTTGGTAATTATAGGCATTAATTGTTGGTACTGCCAAAGGGTTAAATTATTCCATTTCATAGCACGAAGTTAGTAAAAGATTATCAATATCGTCGTCAGTTTCGCACATTTCGTCAATCTTATTTAAAACGTCTGCGCAGCTAAACGGCTGACCTGTTTTGCATTGTTGCTCAACCCATTCGCGAAGTTCAATTAATTCCTTCATAGATTATTTGTTTATAAGTTTGTAAAATATAAGTTTAGCATATTCCCAACATATTATTGATAAAACTATTATCATAAAAATTTATTTAACCCGTTAGCGCTTGATATAATCGCTTCAGCGCGTTGCGTTAAGCTTTCAATTTGGCTTTTAATTTCTTCTTTGTCATTGCTGCAATAATAACCGTTTGACGTCGCTATTAACGGCAATATGCCTTCTGCCCTTATAAAGTTAACTATTTTTCGCAACCTGACTTCAGAAAAGTTTAGTTTTAAACCCAATGTTTCACGTTTGCCATTGATTGACTGTACAATTTCAGGCGCTTTAATTGGGTTGTCTTTTGTCTTAGTGCTAAATCCTTTTATCAAAATTGGCACTAACTTCTTTTCTTCGTCGGTCATTTCCCTTGTAAGGAATTCAAAATTTGTTATCATAAAGTATTATTGGTTAATATCTGCCAATGCTAATATACGCATTTTTAATTGTTTAACTTCCAATTCTTTAATTCCAATGTTTATTTCAAGTTGTTTAATCTTTTCAATTAAACCTTCAATTTCCAATTCCATTAAAGTCGTTTGTTTTAGTTCGTAGTAATTAGGCATTTTGGTCAATTTTAGTTTGGTCAATTTGGTTTTCTGTTTGTTCGTCCTGTGCAACTTCTTCTTCGTCGTCGTCTTCAAAGTCGCAATGCTCTAAGCAATCCGGACAAATATCCATTTCAGTAAAGTTGGTGTGTGCGCCGCAGCAAGTTGAATAAGGCATAATTATAGGTTTTTTAATTGTTCTTCAAATGTATTAATTGTTTTAAATATTTCAAAAGCAACTTGCGGAACTATTGCGTTTCCGTATGCTTTAATTGATTCTTTTTCCCAATAAGAAAAGGTTTTAGCGTCCATTCCTTCGGGAAGCCCATCATTTCTTCCACGTACTTCGGATTCAATCGGAAATTCTTGCCAGCTTCCGGGTTTTTCAATAAAATCCTTTTCACAATACTGTCGTTCCGTTTTATTTGTGACGGCGGCAAAGTCATATTTGTCGATTCGTTGCAAGTTGGCGTAGGCAATAAACCATATCCTTTCCCTTCTATGTGGCGCGTTGACGCTTGAAGCAGGAATAATAAACGGTTGTACCTCATAGCCTTCATTTTCCAGGTCAGCGCACACTTCGTCGAATACCAACCCGTCGTTCCAACTAACAAGCCCACGAACATTTTCCCCAATAACCCAACGCGGTCTGACTTCTTTAATTGCTCTAAGCATTTCAGGAAATAAATGTCTTTGGTCGTCTTTTCCTTTTCTAAGTCCTGCAATTGAATATGGTTGGCAAGGGAATCCGCCTGTGAGAATGTCAATTTTGTTTGCGTGAACTGTAAAATCGGTTTTTGTGATGTCATTATAAGAAATTGAATTAGGAAAATGATAATTTAAAACTTGTTGACCAAATGGATTCCATTCGCAATGAAATACGTTATTCCAACCCGCCCAATGTGCAGCCAGATCAAAACCGCCAATCCCGCTAAATAAACTTGCGTGATTCATATTAAATGTTTTCAATTAAAGCGGTCAACAATAAAGCGCCTGCAATAATAGCGAAGAACCAACCCATACCCAAAGAATCTTTGGCGTATTGCTTTTGACGTGCAGCTAATAGTTCTAAATGTTTTTCTTGTGGTGTTTTTAATTTGTTTGGCATTTGATTTTTGTTTTAATAGTGTGAAGATATATTTGTTATATACATATTCCAAACAAGTTGTCAACTATTTTTAAACTTTGTGATGAACGGTAAATAATAAGGATAAACGGTTTATCAATCATATATGAGCCGATTATGAATCATTTACGCCTCAAAGTTGCCTAATAAAGCAACTTTTGTGATTGATTAAGCAAAGGCGTAACGCCCTGAACCGCGCTTAACATTGTGATTTTGCCAAGCCAAAGCCAATGAAACAACGCAATCGTCGTGGAATCCGGACGGCGCTGAATACCTTACACCGTTTGCCGTGAACTGATATTCAAACACGTCTAATTCGTCCACAATAACCCCTTCAGGAAATCCAATTTTAGCCTGTTGAATGGCTGAAGCTAAACCTTCCATTAATTGTTGTTTGCTTTGACTTGTAAACTTTAAACCTTCAATGTTTACACCTTCACGAATTAAGTCTTCAAGTATTGGGTCACCAACACCCGTTGAATCCACGATTATAGGCGCAGGCGGCAATCTTTTTATGGTTTCCTTAGTGTTATGCCAATCCAATTGGAAGCGGTCAAAATAAGCCACATTTCCGCTTTTATCCAACCCAATGATAACAGTAAAGTCAACAGACTTTGCAAGGTCAATCCCGTAACAAACAATTGTCTGTGCTGATAATGGTTTTATGCAACGTCTTATAAATGCGTTCCCAAAAGGGTTGGCGCTATTTTCTGCGGGGTCTGCTAAGTATTCCTGTTTAAATACGACTGCGGGTAAGTATATTGGGGCGTCGTCAATTTCGCGGGGGTTTATGTGCGGATTATCATATGTAGTGAATTTAAAGCTTTGCCAATCGTTTTCGCCCTGCTTCATAAACAGGGAATAAAAGAAGTTTTTGCCACGTGGTGTTGAAAGGAATACCGCACGCCCTTCGTAATCGGTCAGCGTTGGGCGTATGCTATTTGACCAACCGTCTTCAAGGTCTGAAATAAAAGCTGCTTCGTCAATAATAACCAAATGGAATTTGCGACCGCGCAAGTTATCCAACCTTTCACCTGTAAAGAATTCAATTGAACCTTCGTTGGGACAGTAAATTTTAAGCTTTGATATATTGTTTTTAAATGGCAATGTCTTTGTCAGGCGTTCAAAGAATACCTGTGCCAATCCGTATGTCGGTGTAACGTATGCAACTGACCCGCCTTTTAAAGCTTCTGTGATTCCAAGTATCTGTGAAAGTTCTGACTTACCAAAACGACGTCCGCACATAACGACAATAAAACGTTTATTGGAATCCAATATTTGCCTTTGGTTAATATGTGGTGTTGGAAGTTCTATGCGCATAATGTAAAGATATGCACTTTGTAATCTATTTACAAAATGGTTTTGCCGTCAACAAATACAACTTCAATTCGTGAATCCTGTTGAACGTCAACCTGTTCTTTTGGTTTACCGTAAACACGGGACAATAAGGTGTCCATTGAATACAGACTTCCGTTATTCATTGACTTAGTGATTGCCTTTGCAACAGTCATTTCAAGCACAGTTGCGTCCGGGTTCTTTGTGACCGCTTCCAATTCTTTTGGCGTCATTGACATAAGCGCTTGAATTGAATCGTTTATTTCGTTTAATTTGTAGCCTTGTTCTTTTAACAAACTAACGTATTTTCTTGGTCGCCCTTCTAAGTTGCGTCTTGAATCTTCGCCTGCCTTAAATGGTTTTAAACCTGATATATTTTTTGCCATAATTACACAGTTTGAACACAGTTTAACGTCCCTGACCTTTGTAAGCTTTTGGTCTTGGACTGTGTTTGTTGAAACTCTTTTTAGCGTGTCCACGTTTTCTTTTACCGAATGATACTTTGCGACTGTCTTGTTTAACCTTTGCCATTTAATAAGTTATTATGAATTTCCTTTAAATTTTTATAATGTGTCTTTGTGTCGCCCATAACAACGTGACAATATCTGCATAATGCCTGTAAATTGTCAATCGTATCTTCTTTTTTAGTTCCCCCCATTCCCCGTGCGTCTATGTGGTGTATGTCAACTGCTCTTTGTCCGCATACTTCGCAGGGAATAAAGTCTTCTAAACCATAGCCAAAATAATCAAGATAAATTTTAGTGTGTTTCTTCATCTATTTGTTTAAGCTTACGAATCGCCCATTCAACACCTTCGTCGCCACCCCAAGCGTCCCACATTAAACCGCCGCAACCTTGTTCGTAAGGTACATTTTTATATTGTTGGTGTCTTTTAAAAGACGCCATTCTTGCAATTGTGTCGCGTGAAATTGGTTCTTTGTTTGCTAATTGGTTTGCCCTTGCTTTTCCAACAGGTGTGCCACAATCACCCCAACCATTCGTTTCTGCGTATTTTAAAGCCTTTTTAGCGTTGTTTGTCGCTGCTTCGGGATAATCTGTATATGAATCCTGAAACGCAAATTTTATACCCTTTGCGGTCGTTTTAGAATTAATCAATTCTATTTCACGTGAATTGTTGTCGTAGTGTGTACCAATGCCGTAGTGTTTAATGGTTTCCCATTTATAAGAACCGTTTGTAAATTTAACCCTGCTTTTTGGTATTCCTAATTCGTCAGCAACTTTGTAAACTTCTTCACTTGCGCTTTGTTGTCTTCGTGTAACTATATAAACTGTTTTACCTTCTGCAATTAGTTCTTTTGCTTTGTTAAAACCTTTTTCAGTCGTTAAAGTATCGTCAAAATCAAAACTAACTTTGTTTAAATCCGCAGCGTAAGCGCCTGAAGCTAATATTGCCTGCCAAACTTTTGTTGCCTTTTCTTCGGTGTCATATATGCAAGCGCTTGACCCAATTCTATATTTCCCGTTTGAACATTTAATTACCGGCATTGCCTATTAGTTTTTTATAAATAGCGAATCGGTGTTTATTTACTTCGTGTAAATTGAAGTTCTTATTGCAATAGTCGTATAAAGCGTGTCCGTAGCTTTTACGGGCGTCAGGG